TCAACCAATCATTTTGGCATATCTCTTTAACAATTCTGCGGTTTCCCCATCTGGGAGGATGTCCTCCAGTTTGCAGTTGAGAGCCAAACAGATTTTTAAGAGAGTAGCCAGCTTTGCACCGCTAAGGTCACGCCCACCCTGTTCATAGGTTTGGAGCACTCTGCCGTTGATAGCGGCGGCGGTCGCAAGCTGTGACTGTGACATTTCTCTGGATAAGCGGGTGTTTTGTAAGTTTGAACGGGCCATATAGCAGCACCTCCTTTGTTATGCTCTGATTATACAACTTTTGTTGTATAATGTCAACAGCAAAAAAGAAAAACGGTCCCAAAATCTGAGCCGTTTCTCAATGGTTGCGGTTTCTTAATCGGTCTGCAAGCTCTGCCAACACGGCAACATCCTTGTCATTCAAGCCGGACACATCCACTATGGCTGAGTGCTCAATGCCAAGCAAATAGTCCGTAGACACGGAAAACACTGTTGCCAAGTCCACCAGACAAGCCGGTGATGGTGTGGAAAGTCCCTGTTCCCAAGAGTTCACTCCGTTTCTGGTGATGCCCAATTTGCGCGCAAGGTCTGCCTGTGTCCAACCTTTTGCCTCACGCAACGCTTTGATTTTATCAGCGGTCATGCGTATCCCTCCTCCTACTGAAAAGTATAGTTTACCCAAAAAATAAGTCATTATCATATAGGCTCTACCGCTTGACAAATGCACTGTGTTGGATATAATTAAACTTGTAAAAGTAAAGAAAAAAGCAGAAAACGGGAGGTGATAAGCAGTGAAAAAGGTTTTATGGATTGTTCGCATCATTTTTGGAATGTCGTGCGCTGTGGCAACACTCGGTGGGGTAATTATGTCGGTACAAGACCCGGTGCCGGAAAACATTTTGCTCACGGTTGTTTGCATAGTCCTTGCCGTCCTGCTTTTGAAAAAGAGGAAAAGAAAAGAGCCGGAGGTGTTAAGAACATCTGAAACATCCACGCCGCTGGTGTCCGTAAAGACAGAGCTCACACAGCCGGATGTGCCGGAGGACACGCTCCGTGATATGCGGAAATATTATTCCACGATGCAGGCAGAAAACGATGCACGCATCATGCGTGAGAGTTTCCAGCTTTGTCAACAAACCTTTGCCTATGAAACATTTTTCAGCCGGTTGCAGTTGGCGGAACGCAAGGCATTGACCTTGCTGCAAGCCAAAAAAGCCGGGTGCAAAGTGGATGAGCAGATGCTCAAAGCAGCAGAGAGTGTACTTTCGGCAGTGGATGCTCTCAAGACGGATTTCCTGGGGCGTATTTATACCAAGGAAACAACAGAGGCTATGCGCCTAAAAACGCAGGCGGGACAAAACAGACGGTTAGAGGCTTTCGTTGATGAGCTGCAAGGATATGAAAATGATTTTATGACCGTTGAGGATGACTACAACAAGATTATAAAAGGCGTGCAAGCGCTTATGTCATAGAACGCAAAAAAAGCCGGAGAGGGTCACACCTCTCCGGCTTTTCGCTGTCTTATTCCTTTTTGTTTTTATCCAACTGTGCAATGACCTCTTTGAGCTTGTCAAAGCCGAACATGGCGGCGTAGGCGACCATAAAGCCAAGCACAACCGCAGCGGCAACCATGTACCACACCACGGTGATGCTTTTAATCTGGCAGTAGGCAAAGAACGCTCCAAGGGTCAAAACGATTGCCACAAGCGTGGCAAGGATGTTTGTGGGCAGCTTGTCCCAGGTGAGCTTTTTGAGCACCTGCACAATGATGTTGGTGATGACCACCAACACACCCACGAGGCTGAGAATAACGGACCAGTCAAAGATGTTTTCCATAGTGAAATCCTCCTCTTATTTTTACCCCACAAGGGTGAGGTTTTTGATGTTGACGGCAGCGGTCACAACGCCGTCTTTGCCGATAACCACACGGTCACCGTCAATTTGCATGACGGTGTAAACCGTACTGTAAACGAACGATGCAAGAGAGCCGCCCGTGTAGGTTTTAGCGCCTTTATTGACCTTGACCTTGCTGCCTTTTGCAATGGATGCGCTTGCTTTGGTGATGTCTGCGGCATCCACCCAACCGTAAACGGTGGAGGCGCTGCCAGTGGTCTTGATGAGGTGGTACTGGTGCTTTCCGTTTTTCGCCACAGAGGTCACCCTTGCCTCGCCGGGTTTGCATGTCTTTCCGTTTGTGCCGTTGGAGCTTGCATAGTGCTTGGTGCCCTTAAAGGTCACCACATCGCCCACAGCGTACTCCAGGGCGGCGTTTGTGTCTGGGGTGGTATCAGATACTACCCCAAGCCTTGCGTTGACCTCAGCGGCAATCTGGCCGTGCAGGTTATAGAGATAATCACCGGGGCAAGCCTTATTGGCAAACCAGCGGTGCACCGTCATGTTTTGCTGCTCCACCTTGCCGATGAGGGACTTGTCCGCTTTCCACTTGAGCTCTTTGATGCCGTTGCGCTTGCAGATGTCCGTGCACAGGTCAATCAAGGCCTTATAGGCGGCATCTCTCACCTTATAGGGGTGCTTGGTGTCACTGGCAACCTCAATAGTGATTGCCCGGTTGTCGTTGCTTGCGGAGGACGAACACCAGGAGCGGTCTTTTTCCTCCACATACATACCGATGCGGCCATCATAGCCAATGCCGTAGTTGGAGCTCGCCCGTCTGGATGTAGGGGCAAACACATTGCCCAGAGTTTCCACGCTGCATTGACCTACCACGCAGTGGATGGTGATGGTGTCAATTTTGTGGTTTCTGGGACTTGTCTTGTTTGGGGAAATTTTTGTATAGTCCACCAGTTTGCTGTTACTCAATGCTATAAACCTCCTTTTCAGTCTTTCAGCACGATTTCTGCCAAGCGGATGGCGTTCTCCACGCCGTACTCTTTGGCAAACAGCCGTACAAATTTTTGGGCATATTTCGCCCGGTTTTCATTCTTGGATTTCCACAGATAAAAACCGCCCCAGGTGCCGTCAACCACAAAGGATGTACCAGCAAGGGCGGCAAGGGCGGTGACATCGTGCTCGGTTGCAATGTTGATGACCACCGTGGCAGTTATCAAGGAAACGGTCACAAAGGAGTGCAGCACCAACATTTTCTTTGAAAACTCCATGTGCCCTCCTTTCCGGCTCATTCTTGAGAGGCGGGGCGTTTATCGTCCCGTACATCAAGTTCACGGATGGAATTGACCAATGATGTGACTGTGCCGTTGCCACCCAAAGCGTGGTACTCCTTAAGGTCCACCAGGTACTCCGCAACAAAACGCTTTTGCTTTTCAGTTAGTTTCGCCACACTCACCACCCCTATGTCAAAATAAAAAGCCGCCCGTGTGTGTTACGGGACAGCTTTTGAAATAATCAAAATTAGAGAACGGCGGCAAAGGTCCGGTTTCACATTCTCCATCACTTTGCCGCCGTTCCAACCAAGGAGGCGTTGCTCTTATCTGAGGCATACACCCACGGTATCAGTATAGCACAGACGCACCGAACAAAGCGAACAACTTATTGCTCTGTGTCATCATTCGTTGCTTTGATGTATCTGTTGCACATCATCCGCACGCCGTCTGCGGTGTTACTTCCGCCGATGCAGGCGGCAACCTGCTCCCACGGCAAGCCATTTATAAACCGATAGGTGAACGCCAACCGGAGGTAGCTGTCCTCAATATCGGATATGTACCTCTCCAGACGGCTCCGCTCATATAGACATTGCTGGTGTTTTGCCTCAATGATGCCTCTGAGGTCAACAATCTCCGCAGCGTAGCGCCCAACCTTATCTGACACACCCGGCGCGTGCGGCATACCCGTGAGGTTGGGCGTGCAGGACACCGCCTGTGCCTCCAGTTCCTGCAAGCGGCGCTTGTCCATCTCAATCTCACGGTTGAGATAATAAAGCTGTGACAGTTCTTTCAAAGTCATAATTCGCCACCTGCCTCTCCACGCCATAGCGGCTTGCAGTTCTTTTCTCCAAAGGTGCACTTGGTGCTGCATATCTTGCAGGGGTCACCCCCCGCCATAACAAAATGCAGGTCGGCAACAGCCTTGTCAAGCTGCCTTTGCAGTGCGGCGGACGGCTCTGCCGGTGGGATGGCTGATACCGCATCAAGGCGCTCCTCAAGTTCTGCAATCCTCTGTGCATCCGCCTCTTTTTGTATCGTCATCAACGCACATTCACGGATGACGGTATCAACAAAAACGGTGTCCGTTTTCAATCGTTCCTGTTCGGTCATGCTGTTTCCTCCTTAACCTTTCGTATTCTCGCTTTAAGGGCGCGCATGACAGCCTCATGGGTGTCTGCTCTGTCCTGTATCGTTGCCATAACATCCTCATCCTCACAGCCTTGCACAATGAGGTAGTGGATAAAAACCTTTTCATACGGAGAGCCCTGGCGGTACAATCGGCAGTTGCCCTGGTCATTCAGTTCAAAGGACCAGTTGAGCCCATACCACACCACATGCCGGCCGCCTTGCTGGAGGTTTAGACCATAGGCGCAGCTTGCCGGATGCACAAGCAGCACATCAACCTCTCCGGCGTTCCACGCCTCCTCATCCTCCACACCCTTGTAAACACGCACACGGAGGTCTTTGCGGTGCTTTTGCAGGCACTCAAGGATGCGGTCACGGTCATGCTGGTAGCCGTAGAATGTGAGGCAGTGCTCTCCGTTAAGCTGTTCAAGCAGTTCCAGGAACGCCTCCAGCTTGCAATCATGCACCGGCACCACATGCCCCTCATTGCTATACACGGCACCGTTGCAGAATTGCAGCAGCTTTCCAACCAAAACACCTGCGGTGCCGGCCGTGATAACATCCTCATCCACCTCAAGCAAAAGGTCACGCTCAAATTGGTCATAGGCTTTTTTGGCTTTGGCATCCAGCATCACAGGGATTTCATGCTGGATAAAGTCCGGTAGTTGCAGGTAGTCCTCCGCTTTCATGGAGATGCAAATATCAGATATAGCGGTCAAAACGGCGTTTTCCGCACCGTCTTTTGCCTTATAGCTGAAAATCTGCGTGCGGCTCCGCTGGTCGGGGTCAAAATAATGCTCACGGTAAGCGCCGAGGGTTTCGCCAAGCCGTGCCCCGCCGTCCAGCAAATAAACCTGTGCCCAAAGGTCAATCAAACCTTTGGAGGACGGGGTGCCGGTCAGCAGCACCATCTTTTTGATAAACCGCCGCACCCGTTTCATAGCCTTAAAGCGTTTGCTCTGGCTGTTCTTAAAGCTGGTGCTCTCATCAAGCACCACCATGTCAAAGGGCCAATCCTGCTTGTAGTAGTCCACAAGCCATTCCACATTTTCCCGGTTGATAACATACACATCCGCAGGCGTGTTGAGTGCCTTGATGCGTTTTGCGGATGAGCCAAGCACCGTGGCGGTGCGGATATGCTTTAGATGGTCCCACTTAGCCGCCTCCTTGCTCCAGGTTGCCTCAGCCACTTTTTTAGGGGCCACCACAAGCACCTTTTGCACCTGCCAGCGGAAATACTTGAGAATGTTGATAGCAGAGAGGGTGATGACGGTTTTGCCAAGACCGGGACGGAGGAACAAACCAACCGCAGGGTCATCAACCACACGCTGGATGCAGTAGCTTTGATAATTGTGCGGTGTAAATTGCATCAGTCAAAAACCTCCCTCAAAAATTCTTTCACGGCATCCATCCCAAAAAGTACACGGACATCCGCACCCCGTTTCTCCAGTTCGCTCCTTTGCCATTTCTGAATTTTGGCAAGCCTGCCAACCTCCGTTTTCAGTTCCACATAGATTGTCCTGCCATCGGGGGTTATGACAATCCTATCTGGCACGCCGGGGTTTCCCGGAGAAACAAATTTCAAACACAAACCATTGTTTTCTTTCACCTTGCGGACAAGGTAATTTTCAATATAACTTTCTTTCAAAAAAGCACCTCCTTTTTAGGGGTGGAACATCTGGAACATCGCGCGCGTATATACACGCACACAGGCGGTTTAGGGCGTTTATATTTTCTCTAAATCTTCTAATTTCTCTATTTTTATATAATATAGAAAATAAATGTTCCAATGTTCCGGTAAGCAAAAAAGCCTTTATTTTCAAGGGTTTAAGCCGGAACATTGCCCGGAACATTGCCCGGAACATTGCCGGAACATGTTCCGGCTGATTTTTTGAATGTTCCGGCAATGTTCCAGTCAATGTCCCACCCTTTTTTTGGTAAATCCGCGCTGTTTTCCGCAATAGCCAAACTGCAAAGAATTGGGTGTTTTTTCCCAATCGGAACACGCCTCAATGATGCCGTTGATTTCCGCAGTATCACTATAACGGATTTCCCTCTGCTTGCCGTCAAGGGCCTCACACCATACCTCCAGGGCACATACACGGTCACGGTCAACCAGATTGATGCTGCCCTGCACGGCACCGCCCCAAAACATTCTGCGGCGGTCAAGAGGCCACTTTGCCCAATCCTCCGGCACCTGCTTACTGAGGAAATCCAGCACGATGCCCTCACGGGCGCTGACTTCCCGGTGTTCCTCCTGCTTTTCCTTAGCGGCAGCCTCAAGGTCACCTTTGAGGAAAAGGCTCTCACCGCTTTGCCAACGGACAACAGCCTCCGCCCAGAGTTGGTCAATCTCACCGGGCAAGTCAAACCACACGCTCTTTGTCACGGGTGCCACGCCGACATCCACGGGCCAGAAACGGCGGTTGCCGGTACGGTCCTGCAAAAAGTCCGTGGTGTTGCTGGTGCCAAAGAAAACGCAGCAGCGGGGCAGTTCCTTGACATGGCGGCCATAAGCCGCACGGAAACGGTCAGTGCGCAATGAAAGAAACTGTTTGATGCGTGCAACATCCGTGCGCCGGAAAGCATCAAGCTCTGCAATTTCCACAAGCCAGACACCCTGCAAGAGTTCAGATGCCTCTTTGCCCTCAAAGGTGCGGATGCTGTCATTAAACCAGCCACGGCTCATTTTATCCAAAAGGGTGCTTTTGCCGATGCCCTGCGGACCTGCAAGGATGAGCATATTATCGTATTTGGCACCGGGCACCATCGCACGGGTCACAGCGGCGGTGAGCGCCTTGCGGGTCACGGCTCTTGTGTATGGAGCCGCCCTGTGTGATAACCTGGACGGCGGCGTTGTCCATTGCATACCAGAGGTCACGGATGCGCTTGTTTGCCTCACGCCAGCGGCTCACGATGTCGGGCAAGTCCTCCTCCGGGATGCCCATATCCAAAGCACCCATATTGATGAGCGCCCCTGTGCTGCCTTGGTAGCCAAGCGCCAACTCTGCAACCTTGCCTTTCTGCCGGAGAGCATACTCCGGGTTGCCTTTCTTGATGAGGTCAATGGGCACGCCAAACATCTGGGATGCGGATGCCTCATAAATTTTGCCATGGGTGCGGAACACCTCAAGCCGCCATTGTTCACCCGCAAGCCAGGAGATGACACGGGCCTCAATAGCGGAAAAGTCCGCATCAATCAGCACATGCCCCTCTGGCGCAACAAAAGCTGTGCGGATGAGCTGGCTGAGGCTGTCCGGCACGGAGCCGTAGATGCACCGCAAGCCGTCAAGGTTATGCTTTCGCACAAGGTCACGGGCAAGGGGCAGCGGCTCTAAATAAGTGCGGGGCAGGTTTTGCACCTGCACCAGTCTGCCTGCCCATCTACCGGTGCGGTTGGCTCCGTAAAATTGGAGCAGTCCACGGACACGGCCATCCGGGCAGACAGCAGCCTCAATGGCATCATATTTTTTGGTGCTGGTCTTGCCTAATTCCTGGCGTATCTCCAGCATCCTTTGCACCTGCGGACTGTTGCCGTCTTTATTCAAGAGGCGTGAAACGGTATCTTTGCGGAGGTCAGTGAGTTCCTCGCCCATTTCCTCCTGCAACCACTGTGTAAGCTGTCCAACGCTGTTGGGGTTGTCCAATTTGGAGAGGTCGGTTGCCTCCTGCATCAAGTTCTTGCGGACGGTACTGCCAAGATAAAGAGCGCCGCTGACAAAATCCATATCCACCGCAACGCCACGGGCGTTGATGATGAGGTCGGTTTCCCACTGTTTCTGCACAAAGTCCGGCACGGGAAAAGCGGAAAGCCTCCGCTCAATTTCCATTTCCGTCACAACATCCTGGCGGCAGTATTCTTTGAACAACTGCCACTTTGCCGGGTCATGCTGTGGATAGTTGCGGGTACGCCCACCGTTGGCTTTAGTAGGGGCGCATGGTACGCAGAAATAGCGGATGAGTGCCTTGCCGGTATTCAGCTTGCGCTTATCCTCCTCAAGTCCTAACGCCCGTCCCGTGGCATCCAAGCCCGCCGTATAGCCGCAGTAGAGGCCGTGGAACATGGTGCAGCGCCACTGCTCCGGCGGCAGATAACCAACAAACTTTGAGAGGCACCCCCATTCAAAGGGGGCGTTGTATGCGTGCTTGATGTACTCCGGGCTGGTGAGAGAATTGACAAGCCACGGGGGTAGTTGTTCCCCCGTGGCCAAGTCAACGATTTCGACAGGGGCACCATCCAGGCTATAAGCAAACAGCAGGATTTCAAAGTCGGGACTGGAGATATACTTTTGAGCACCGGCTTTGGCAATCGGTACGCTGGAATAAGTTTCAAGGTCTATACTGAGATGGTGCATGATGTCCTCCTTTCTTAGTTGCGGAAAGCCTCATCCTTGGTGCAGAGCTGCATGATGTTCTCCGTGTTCACGCCACGGGCATCCAGCTCCGCCAGCATGGTGTTAAAAAGCGTGGTGCCCTTGACATACTCCACCAGTTCCTCAGCGGAGAGACTGGTGATGTTGTGGACGGACACCTTGCGGATGTCCTCACGGCGGTTGGAGGTCCAAGCTTGGGGCTCCGCAAAAGTGGCACTTTCAATGTCGGCCACAAGCATGGTCTGCACACGGGCAGGTTTTTGCAAAAGCATCTTGACCGTATTGAGCAGGTGTCTGGTTTCCATTTCTTTGACTTTGAAAGTCACGCCAAGGGCTCCAATCCAAAGCCGGCCATCAAATCTGGTGTTCATCGGTTACTCCTCCTTTTACATGGGCTGTCCTGTGATGGGGTTGATACCGTTTCCGTTGTTCCAAGGTGCGGTGTTCATAGGCGGCTGAGGAGCAGCCGCAGGCGCAACACCGTAGGCAACGGGCGTGGGCGCTCCATAAGCGGGAGCAGCCGCAGGGGATGCGCCGATGCCTGCAAAGTCGGATGCGGCGGAGGACTGCCCACTCAGCGGCTCACCGTCACGGGTCTTGAGAACATTGCCAAGACCGCAGCCAACGCCCTTGTTGCCGCTGTTGGAGTAACCAAAGAAACGGACTGTGACACGGGCATACATGCCGCTGTAAATGTCAGCGGGGGAAAGCTCACAGTTGATGTTGTCGATGCCAACAACCTGCGGCTTGTTCTTGGTGGAGGCGGTAATCACCCAATGCCCCTTGCACTCATCGCCAAAGGGCACGCCGGACTTTCTCACGCCGTCACCGTCCCACACGGGGGTAGCAAGCTGAGGAGGGCGTGCGCCGTTCCACACCTTGGTCAATGCCTCGTTTGCGGCGGCGTTGATAGCGGCATCAATGTCCGCTTTGGTTGCCACATCGGTCTTGGGGATGAGCAGGGTCACGGAGTATTTTGGCTCACCGCCCTGCTGGGCGGCTCTGGGGGTGGTCAAGTTGGCATAGGAGAGGCGTACCTCACCGGTTAAAACTTTCATAGGGTCATTCTGATACATAGTCACTAATCTCCTTTTCACTTAAAATTCATTTTTTGTTTTGTATCATTCCAATAGCCGTAAATCCGCACCCAATGTTGGTGGATGCCTTTGGCGCTCTTTACGGCTTTATGGAGCCTGTTGTTTTGGGCCATGATGGCACGGCCCTTTTTGCTCTGCTTGTTCGGCACAAGCCGCCAACCGTTTTGAAAATCAACGGATGTCTGCCTCCACGCCTCTTTGCTTTCCTCAACGATGTGTGGGAGAAAAGCCTCCACAGCATCAATGGCTGTCTGGTTGTTCCACGGTTCTGAAAGCATCAGCTTGAACAGCTTGCGGATATTCGGAGCAGGTAGCCCCGTGAGCTTGTCCAGATAAAGCTCAAAACGGGCGGTGTCATACTGAAAGCGGATGGTTGCGTGGGTCATCGCTTGCCTCCCATCTTTCTATCCAAGTGGAAAAGTTCTTTTGTCATATAGTAGGAAAGCAAGCAGGCAATCCAACCGTCAACTTTGCTGCTGTGGACGGCGCCCTCAAACACATACTCAGCGCCTACCCAACAAAGGGTGAGAATGGTGAGTATAAAAGCATACATAAGGGCAAAAAGAGCAAGTTTCGGTAGTAGAGGTTTCATTGTTCGCTCACCACCCCGGAAAAGTCGGAGGCGGCAGGTGAGTAGGTTTCCCTCTTGTCTGTCGCAAGCGCAAGGGTAGGTTTGCCCAAAGGTTTGACCACAAAGCTGCCGATTTTCTCAGCAAATTCAGCCTTGCCCATCAGTTTCTCCAGTTCGGAGAGGGTTTTAGGCTTGCGGTCATAGACAAGCGCCTCATCATATCCGGCGGCAATGACAGCTTTGATGGCGGCATCTTGGTCCGTAAAGGCACGGTTGCTCCGTCCCGCCACAAGTTTCCATCCGTCAATCGGCTTGCCGTCAAGCAGGGTCTTGAGGGCGTATTCCTCAAGGTCCTTGTACCATTGGACAAGCTGCTGCCCACGGATAAGCAGGTCACCAATCTCAGCATCAGACAGGAGCGGGTGGACTTCATTGCCGTGCGGTCCGATGTGAGAAAACTCCTGCGGCACCAGACTGTCAGCCGGAACGCTGGAGGCAGGCACACAGTCCTTGAAATCCTCAAGAGCAGTGTTGATGTTGGCACGGGCACGGCATTGCGCCTTGCCACGGCAAAAGCGGCAGTGTTCGCCGGGAACAAACTCACCCAGACCGGAGAAAGCCTTTTGTGCAATCGGCTTGATGCTTTCGCCCCATGCTTTCAGTTCCTCCACGGTGATGATGTCGGTGGTGTAGCTGTCAAGGCGCGGCTGGTCAATGCTCATGCGTATCTTTTTGATGGCGTCCCCAAAGATGGGGGCATAACGCTTGAGAGCACCCAAGGCGTAAAGCCGCATTTGCGGATTGCCCACAGCGGACACAGGTACGCCTTTGCCGTGCTTATAGTCCGTGATGCTGAGGGTGTCCCCACCAATCATCACATTGTCGCAGGTGCCAAAGCCCTCCGGCACATAGTCGTTAAAATCAACCTTGACCTCTGCGGCAACGGTCGGCGCACTGTCATAGAGCATTGCCTGCTCCGTGAGGTGTTCCATGTATAGGTCTGTGGTCTTGTCCATTTCCGGGTTATAAAGCGGCTCTTTCTTGAGTTTGTTGAGGCGGGTGGTGTAGGTGCGGGAGGTCATCAAAGTGAATTTCTTGAGGGTCTTGAGTTCCGCAATGGCGTGAGCCAAGCGGCCCTCCTCTGCATATTCACTTGTGCTTTCCGGCAGACCCTCCTCAAAACGGGGAGCCGCTGTGCAGTTGAGCCATCGTGCTGCCGATGATGCGGACAGCAATGCGTGTTTTTCTGGAGGCATCAGAGCACCTCCTTAAATCTGGGCGCCAAGGGCACGCAGTTCCGTGGCAAAGGCGCCGTACTGGTCGGGGGTGAGCTGGGTGACAGCCTGCACGCCGTACTTGGTGAGCAGGGCAAGCAACTGCTCCATCTTGCCTGCATCCACAAGGTTTGCACCTGCTTTTGCAATCTGGTCAAGGGTGTAGGTCGGAGCGGTTACCGGCACAGCGGGTGCGGGAGCCGCAGCGGTGGGCATAGGTGTCACAGGCGGTGCGGCAGGCGTGGGCGCGGGTGCAGGGGCGGCAACGGGTGCAGGAGTGGGGGCCGTCTGCACAGGTGCGGGAGCAACGGGAGCGTTGCCGCCCGGTGTGTTAAAGTTGAGCGTGCCCTCATTCGGCACGGTGATATTGAGTGCGGTTTTGTCGATGGCTGCGGCAAGTTTTTCAACTGCGGCAACCAATTCCGGCACATCAATCTTGATTTTCATTTCCATCATCGTTATAATCCTCCTTAGTGGTAGTTGTTGTTTCACAATCGCAGCGCTCACCGGGGTCAAGGTTTGCGCCGCATTTTGGGCATGTCCAGTAGTAAGGCATCTTTATCCCTCCAATACGCTTGTCCAGTGTTCAAAAGCTGCCATCACTTTGCGGGAGTAGTCGGTTTGGAATGTTCCAGCATCCCAAAGTTTCTGTGCTCCCGTGGGGCCGGAGTTGTATGCCATCAAAGCCAACTCCGGCTTTCCGTATTTATTCAAGTGCTGAGAAATAATGTAGATACCCGCCTCAATGTTTCCATCATAGGTCATAACATCAAAACCTATTTCAGAGAGCCATTCATGGTTGATGGAGTTAATCTGCATGAGGCCATAGTCACCGGTGCCGCTGACGGCATCCGGGTCAAAGTGGGTTTCCACCTCTGCAATGGCGAGTGCCAGGGCATACGGCACGCCATACTCCTCACAGCAGTCCTGCATGGTTTCTTGGAGGTCATAGCTTAGGAGCCGTCCCTCACTTACGATGTCATCACGGGTGCGGCTGACAGGCGGCGCAGCGGTCACGGGCGTAGGCTCCGCAACCGTCGTGACTGTTGGCATCGGTGTTTCTGCCGCAACGGTTGGGATGGTTGGCTTGTCCTCCTTGCAGGTGCATAGCCAGACGAACACAACGCAGCACACAATGGTGATGAGGGCAACACGGCGCTGCCGTCTGATTTTACGGGCACGGCGGCATCTGCGTGAATAACGCCGGGCCTCTATCTCATGTGTGGTCATGTCAGCCACCTCTTACTTGTCGGCTCTGCTGAAAAGTTCCTCAACCAGCTCTCTTGTGGTGTAGGATGCAAGGGCATTTTCCGGCTCCACAACATAATTAGAGGGGAGGAGGAAAGCGGGACGGGACCCGTAGGTATTGCCGCAGCTGCCGTTGCTGACATTGCCACTGGTGTTCAAGCCCATGACCCAGGTTTCATCTCCATCCACGCAGGGGGTGCTCCAAGGGGTAACAGACCATTCCCATTTTTCCGGCTTGGGGATGATGTCATGGTACTTGCGGTACTCATCAAATGTAAGTGGCGCAATGCAGCAGGTGTCAATGCCATACTGCTTGCTACCGTTGACTGCGGTGAGGTCAATGGCGCGTTTCAAAATCTCACCATGGTTGCCCTGGGTGAGCGTGTCCATGTAGGCACCGTTGAGGTGTTCACGCAGGTCACTCTTGGCAAAATCGTTGTCAGAGCCAAAAGTGTGCTCAATCTGCTCAAGCACCATGAGCAGGGTGCCGTCCTTGCGGTGCTCCAGCACGATGCAGGGCTCACCGTGGTACTTTACGGTTGCACCTGCTTGAAAATCGGATAACATTTTCACGGTTTAGTCCTCCTCTCTTTCCTCGTTGGCATCCTCAATGTCAATGAGATTTTCTGCCTGCACAATGATTTCACTCACAATTTGCCTAATAGGCAGTGCAGTCTTGGCGCGCAGGCGGCGGATGACTTTTTCCGCCTCCGGGGTCAATCTGACGGTACCGATGCACTCGTCAGAAGTACGGTTGCTTTTCAGCACAATAGGGTTTGCATTTGCTTTCATAGGGTTGTCCTCCTTTGGTTGTATCAATGTGGGCGGTTATGCCTCGGCAGCTTTGCGGCCCCTCCGTTCAATAGATTTTTGGACAGTGAGCTGTGCCAATTCCGCATCATAGCGGCGGCGCATATCGGGGAGCCGTGTGCCGTCATATCCACGCTTGAGCTCTGTGTAAATTGCAGACACGGACAAGTCAAAGTCCTGTGCAATCTCTTTGACAGAGGCACCGCTTTCCCAAAGGCTCTGAATTTTCTGGCGCTCTGAAATAGAACGGTAGGCGTAGGTTGCCATTTGTTTCACCTCCTCACGGCATAAAAAAATTAGACTGCAAGGGTCTTGGATGACCCTGCAATCTAATAATAATGCCTGCCTTTCGCGGGTTTTGTTGAAAAACAACTTGACAAGCCGCCTATTCCCTTGTATAATACCATCGTTAGTCATGTAAATGACTCTTAAAGAGCACTCAGGATCGAGCCGGGTGCATCGGAGGGAGGGAAACATAA